CGTATTCCAGCGGGTCGTGGCCCATCGCGGGCGCCCAGCCGAGCAGCGCCGCCCGCACCGATTGGCGCAGCGCCTCCAGATCCTCCGCCGCCGCCTCGCCGCGGGCATCGCGGACGTTCCGGACCGCGAGGACGAGGCCGAGGCGTACGGTCACCCGCTGCCAGATCGCTTCGCCCAGCTCGTTGCGGCCCGGAGTCTCCCGGAGCGGGATCACGTAGGCGGCGGGCGCGATGCGCAGGTCGTCGCGGGCGGCGGCCAGGTCCGCGGCCCCGCCCGTCTGGCGGAGCGCCGTAACGTGGGTGTTGAGCCGGTCGAGGATGGGGGTGAGCTGCATCAGTAATCCGCCAGCGAATCGTCGGTAAACACCCGCTCCGGCGCCTCGTATTCCGGTTCGCCGAGCCCCGTGGCCGCGGCGCCGGTGTCGATCTTCAGCGTCCCTTCGGCAATCCGCCGGAGATCGGCCCGGGCCTGGTCCGCCCGCTCTTTCACCGGGTCCGGCACCGATTGGCCGTGGAGATACCAGCGGGCGAGATCGCAGGCGATGCGCGTCAGGATCGGATCGACCGTGGTGAGCGGGAGCGTCGCCACCGGACGGAGGGCGGCGTTGATGGCGGCGTCGGCGTCCGCGATCGCGCGATTCACCGGCACGGTGTCGATGGTTCCGGCGCCGGCGAGGTCGGTGAGCTGCACGAGCTCTGCCTCGAGGCCGCGGTCGATCAGGTCCTGGAGGGTGCAGTAGGGCATGGGTTACGCGTCCGCCTTGGCCTTTTTGTCGTCGGCCGTTTTGGCCGGCTTTTCGGGCAACGGAGAGCCGATGACGCCGAGCGGCTGCAGTTGTGCCGCCTGCTCTTCGGTCAGCACGACCTCGGTGCCGGGATGATAGGCTTTGCCGTCGTGGCGTAGAGGCGATGCGACAGGATAGCGACTCATGTTAAGCCACCGCGGCGGAGATGAGATAACCGGCTTCGGCGCCCGCGATGACCGGGGCCACCTCGTCGGTGACGGGGTAGATCCAGCTCTTGGCGTTCCGGTCCTGGTAGGGCTGCTCGACGAACGGCGCACCAGTCAACGCATAGGTGTAACCAAAGGTCGGAACCCCCATGTCGGCTAGCCCGGCGGTTTCGGTGTAGGCGACAACGACGAACTTGCCCCACACGTCGACGAAGGCATCGGCGGCATCGGCATAGACCGCCCGCCCCACCAGGACCCGGTCGACCTCCCACAGGTTGGCGAGCAAGTCGGTCGTGACGTTGTCGCGCCCGGTGTATTTGAGGCGGTCGAGAATCTTCGGGTGGTATTTAAGCTTGGAAAATACCGCTGCGCCGAGCACCACCGTGTTGGCCTGCTTGCCGGTCTTGGCGCGCACGGCCTCTTTGCCGGCTTCCACGTCGAGGCTCGGGTCCGAGGTGCCGGAGTAATCCGACCATTGCGAGGTGCCGGACAAGGTGACCTTGTTCGATGCCGCGTAATTGGCGGCGTTGGTGGCGAGATCGGCCGCGGCCTTTTCGAGGCGGAGCGCGATGATGTTCTGCGTCTTCATCACCGCGACCCGCGCCTGGTCGATGCCCGGCACCCGGCTGGCCTCCTGCATGATCTCGAACGGGACCTGGCCTTCGAGCGCATGCTGCTCCAGGGCGTAAGGGGCGCCGTCGTGGCCGTATTGGACGCGCTTGGTGTTGGCGCCCGGCGCGCGGCCGGTGTTGTACAGGCGGAAGTCTTCCTTGCGGAAGGTAATAATCTTGCCGCCTCTCTGCGGCACGTCGACGCGCGGAAACAGCGCCCCGCCGACAAACTCCGCATTTTTGTAGCCGCGGGCGATGTTGGTCAGGATCGGGTCGATCACGCGGGCCTGACTGGCGGTCATTTGAGTCATGGAACTCTCCGGTTGACTGAGTTGAACGGGGGTGCGTTACGCGTTCGGCAGCAACAGCACCTCGATGAACTGGCCGGCCGCCGAGGCGTCTTCCAGCGCGATCGCGACCTTGCCGCCCGAGATGGCGAAGGTGACGGCGCGGCCGCTGGCGTCCGTTTCGAGGGTGGCGCCGGCCGTGATCGCGGCGCCGGTTTCGACAATGGCGGTGCCGAGCACGTCGACCGGGATTTTGTCGCCCGAGACGCCTGCGGTGCGGGAGACGCCCAAGGTATTGGCATCGGCGCCGGCCTGCGCGCCCGCCGGCGTGACGAAACGGTGGGCGGCGACGGTGCCGGCGAGGGTCACCGTCAGGGTTAAAATCGGGATGGCTTGTCGGCTCATGTTGGGGCTCTCTCGATGCTCGGGGCTGGGTTATTTGGTTTTAATCCACTCCCGGCTTAATAGCCTGGAGATAGTGAGTTATTTGGAGACCGCGGCGATGGCCTCGGCGTAATCGCACTTGTGCTGCTGGTACGCCAGCGCTTTGTTGTGGAGATCGAGTCGCGCGGCATCGACCGTGTAGCCGTCGGGCGCGGCGAAGGACACCGATCCGGCCTCATCGCCCATACCGCCCGCGACTTCACCGAAGTCCACCTGCTTCGGTAGGCCCTGCAGGAACTTCTTCAGCCAGTCGGCGCCGGTGGTTTTCTGGCGAGCGTCGCCCTCGCCGAATTCGAGCGTCGCGTCCTTCGGCAGCGCGGCCATGAATTCGACCAGGCCCTTTTTATCGCGGGGCAGGAGCTTGCCCGCCTGGATCAGGGACTCGGCGAAGTCGGCGCACTCGCGCTTGGCGATGGCGGCCTCTTTCGCCGCGATCTCGGCCTGCCTGGCCTGCAGCGCCTGCTGCTGGCGGGTGAGTTCCGCTTCGCGCTCGGCGAACTCGGCGATTTTGTCGGTGGCTTGGGTCATCGTGGACTCCGTGGTGGATGCGGGTGAGTTCGCGGGCTCCGCGAACATCGGATGGAGCGGTTCCTCAAGCGGCTTCATCCGCTCGCGAATGGCGGCCTCCTGGAGGCTTTCGATTTCGTAAGCAGGGAGAACCTGATCGGCCTTGTCCTGCCCGGCGCTGCCGATCAGCCACTCGCGGAGGCGGCGGAAAAGCCCCGCGATAGTGGTGTCGGCCCAGCCGCCCAGATCGACGGGGGCCGCGAGCTCGATCACGCCCTCTTCGCCGTCCCCCAGGGACGCCTCGGCCAAGCCCTTGACCGCCGGCGGCTGCGCGCCGAGGAAACCCAAATGGCGCGGGTAATAGATGCCGGGCTTGGGATTGGCGGGGGAGTCCGGGAGGTAGACGGAGAGGGAGACGTGCCGGTAGCGCTTGGCGCGTACTTGTTCGGCGAACGCCGGATCGACGTCGCCGGGGATCGAATCGAGCCGCTGGCGCTTCGGGTCCCAGCGCAGCCCATCGATCCAGCCGTAGGCCGGATCGTTGTGCTTGGGGTGCCCGGCCACAATCGGCGCGCGCGAAAGCCCCGGATCGTAACCGTCCGCCATCGCCGCAAGATCGGCCTCGGTGAATTCGACCGAGGCGCCGTTCATGGCCGTGAATCGGCCGGGGCGCAGGCTTTCGATGGATTTGAGAGGTTGGCTGTCGCTCATGCCGCCAGAGATTAACGAGGCGGCCAGACGAGCGGCAGATGAAACGTTTCAGCGGGGAATTCAGGGAGGGGACACTACCAGCATAACCGGAACGGGTTGCCGGTGTCGACCGACGATAGCGTTACGGAGCGTTATAACGCCTGTGTGGGCCGCGCGGTGGATTCGGACAGGTGTATGCCGCGCGTGACAGGGTGTCGCGCGGCTGTGGCGGTTTTAGGGGGAGTGTTTCGGAAGCGGTACGGAATCTCGGGTATAGGGCGTAGGATGTGGTGAGCGGCAGCGAACCGCATCTGTCGCGGTTCCGGTGGGGTACCGGCTAACCCATTGCGGACGGGAATGCACAGAGTTTGCTGCCGGCCGCTGGGGGTGGGTGTTTCGATGATCGAAACACCGAAACGATAGGAGGGACCCGAATGGTACCCACCTTGTTCCGAGGTAGGGGGCATATCCCCCCTACTTTGTTCCGAGGGGTTGGCGTTATCGCCAATAACTTTCAGCTTTAGGTATTGGCGTTATCGCCAATACCTTTGTAGAACGAAACGGGGATCAGCTGGTTCATGGGTTTACTCCGATGGGTAAAGAAGAACGGTGATTAGGCGGCTTGCGCCATAGGCTGATGGCTACCGTTATAGATATGGCGCTGTGGTGATGACAAGTTTGCGATCAAGTGCGCTGCAGGTCACGGTTATTGCGGCGTCATTCGTCCAAACTTTTTCTATTCTCAGAATATTCGTGCTAACAATGGTCTCCGCTGGGTAGTTGGCTTTCACCGCCCCAACGAGTTGTTCCAACACCACGATACATGCCCCATAATCAACTTGTTTCGTTTCGCTAGACGCTTTGCCTTGCGCGGGATAGTGACCACTTTCCACCATGCCTCCAAGCTCGGCCGGTGTATAAGTTCTCCCAGCTGTTGCAGATGGTGCCGTAAAGCACAATGCAATGAGCAAAACAGCAAATTTCGACTTATGAATCATATTCTTTTCCTTGTGATCACCGGCAAATCGACTCGCACGGCACGCCGTCGTGATCGCGATCCAGCCGGCTTAACCCGCATTGCTCCAGATAAAAACGAGCTTCGGCGCATGAACTCATGTCCCCGCAACGGCTTTTCCCGCCACAACTGAAGCCAGTTTTACTTCCTTTATCTTCTACATCGGTCCCCCACGTGCCTGTCGAACTCGCTGCCACGGATTTCGCTTTTGCCTTTTTGGCACCGCCACCGTGCCGGTATTCCCAGGGGGGAATCGGATTTGCGTCGGCCCATAGCCCCAACTTGGCGGCGCGTGCCTCGGCCTCGGCCAGTTTTAGAGCGGTATCCTTGCCATACTGGACATAAAACCAAGCCATGCCGCGCTTCACTTGCTTGGCATTCGCATCAATGCCGTCACAAAAGACCCGCCCGAGAACCCGCCCGTATTTGTCATGGCCCTCGTCACGGATCGTCGCATTCTTCCCAAAACACAATTCGGAGAGCGATTGTTTCGAGCGCTGCCCATAGTCTTGCCTGGACTCCGGCGCGTCGATTTCTACGAGCCTTACCTTGGTTCCACGCCCGGCCTTCGTCACGGTAAGCGTATCGCCGTCGCTAACTCCAACTACCTTGCCGGTCCACTCGGCAGCCCAAGCTGCCAACGAGCAAAGCATCAGCAGAACGCCCAATAGATTTTTCATCTTTTGATCCTCCCCCTTAAGTGGTTGATAGGCGAAAAAGCTCAACTTTATGTAGCCGATACAAATAGCCCCGTCAGCGAAAAATTCACGTTACCGCTAACTCGTAAACGCAACACTACACTTTATTCTGGTTACCCTTCGCCTGTTTTTTGAGTTCGGCCAGTTCTCGCTCCATCTCCTTCATTCGTTTAATTTTTTCAAGCTCTTCCTGAATCTCTTCTTGCCCTTTCTCATCGAGCATTTCGATGAGGTCGAGGAGTTTCTTCTTGCGCGGCGTCAGCTCATAGCGGCCTTGCGGCTCGGCGGTGCCGGTACGCACGCCGGTGAGGATGTATTGCACGTCCGCGCCCGCGGCGGCGATGGCGGCAAGGTAAACCGCGTCAGGAACCCGTTCTCCTTTTTCGTAATTGGACTGAGTTTGTCTTGTGGCTCCAGCGAGAGCAGCGAAGTCGGTCTGGTTTTGCTTTAACCGCTCGCGCTCATCGCGCAGTCTTCTTCCCATGGAATCATCTGCTTCCATCTGCGCTACTCGTAATGGAAATATTTGTTGACAGTGGAAGCGATCGTTTCCATAATTGCCGCCACACAAATTAAATAAAGCAAAAACTTGCGCATCTTGGACAAAAAAAGAGGACCGTCATGCCGTCGCTGAATATCGTTGAACGCATTGTCACCCGACATCTGACCCTGTCATATCAGGGTCGGGTTTATCCGGCACGCGGCTTTTTGCCCGGCGACGTAGTTTTGGTTGAGCCGCTTCCCGCGCGAAATGCGTTGCGAATTCTAGGCCGGCGTGAACCGCGACCAGACATTTCTGCATCAATCGCCCCTCTTCACAGTCGGCGGCATATTGATCGTGCAAAGAACACGCATAGGCATTGGGACAGTTGGACCACAGCCGATAGAACGCCTCCCAATCGAAGAGCCCGCGCTCATCACGCGCCTGTTCCAGCCAACTCTCCGGAGCACACGCATGTCCACAAAACGGACAGCGGATCCGCGGAGGGTACGACTTTTCGCCGGCAGGTAAAGGCAAAAATCGTTCTACCTCGACCCGACTATGACATTTGATGCACCGATAAGAAATTGCGCCCATAACCCTCTCTTTTTGCGTTGTTAAACAGGTAAGCCATGCACGCCATCGCCCGCGCGATCGAAACGCCCCCAAAACCCCGACACGGAACCGTCACTATGGACCCTTACGACATCATCGCGGCCATCAAGAAGGCCGGCAGCAGTCAGAAGAAGATCGCCGATGCGGTGAACCGCTCGCCGACCACGGTCAATCACGTCATCTTCGGCCGCGCCAGCTCCCGCCGGATCGCCGACGAAATCAGCCGCGTGACCAAGATTCCGGTTTCCAAGCTCTGGCCCGGCCGCTATGACGACAAAAAGTAAGGAGTCCGCCATGATCGATATTAACGAATGGGGCTTCACGGATATCGCCTGTCAGATTGGAGCCGATTGGCGCGCGCCTCGTCCAGATAGTCGGCAATCTGCCGAATCGTCCGTTTCGACGTCTCCAGCCGTTCCCCCGGCGGGTTCTCCAGCTCATCGGCATGAACCCGCAATCGATGGCAAAACCGAGGACCGTTGATGGCTTCCCGATTTTCCATGTCGGCGATCAAGGCCATGACAACTTTGGCTAAACCGTCGATCCGCCCCGCCAGTTCATTGAATTCCTCGGCGCTCATGAGGCTATCCCCCGTTGTGTGGTTTGCGACGGGGGAATTTTTACAGGGCGCAACAGTGTTGCATAGAGCGAAAACGGATTTTTGTTCTGACGCTGCTCGCGGAGGTCATTTCCGAACATGAGCCGAAATTGGAAACGCATTCAGCCGACCAGCCTTTTGCATGCCTTGAGGCTCTGCAAAGACTACGCCCGCGAGAAGCACAACCGCTCGGTCGAGCGGATCGCCGATCTGATGGGCGTCTCGCCGGATCTTCTTTACAAGTGGCTGGGCAACGGCCGCATGCCAGCGAGCCTGATCCCGGCGTACGAAATGGCGTGCGGCATCGACTATGTCTCCCGCTGGCTGGTGATTTCGGCCGGCAAGCTGGTGATCGACATTCCGACCGGCAAGGTCGCCAAGCCGGGGGGCATCCACGAGTTACAAGACATTCTCAACGCCGCGGTCGGCAGCCTGATCCGGTTCTACAACGGCCGGACCGAGGCGCCGGAAACTCTCGCCGCGGCTCAGTCCGCGCTGGAGGGCCTGGCTCTGCACCGCGGCAACGTGGCGAAGCACACCCAACCCGAACTCGATTTTGGAGGCGAATCATGACCGAGGGGCAATTGAGCTACGCATTGAGTAAACAGGTACCCGACATGGCGCGCGGATTCGTCATCCAGACCAGCTACGGCGATCTGACGATCGACAGCGAAGAGGCGGAAGCGTTCGCCCGCCTGGCCGAGCGTGTGTTGCTTAAACGGCTGGCGAAGCAGCGGCACAATGCCCAGGACCGCACCGCGCCGAACGTTCGTTCGGCGACCGCCGGAGGCGCGGCATGAGCAAAACCCAGACTGTGGAGGCGGGTGAAAAGGTCCTGGACGTGCTCCGGGTTCTGGAGCGCAACTTCGCTCACGGCTACAGCCCGACGGAGCTGGCCAAGGCTACCGGCCTCCCGGCCAGCGCCATCACCCGCTATGTGGCCACGCTGGAGGCCAAGGGCTACGCGGAGCGGATTCCGGAAACCGGGCGGATTCGGATCAGTCACCGACTCGGACAGGTGGCTATTCAGATCATGAACTCGCTCGACGCTGCGCAGAGCCGATTGGAAGAGTCCCGCAACCGGCTGATGAGGCATCTCGGATGAAACGGGTCACGGCGGCGGAATACGAGCGGCTGCGCCAGGAGGTGGAACACACCCGTCGCGGGCTGGCCATCGCCGAAATCCATTTGAAGTTCGAGGAATTGCAGGTGCGCGAATGGCGGCGCGCCCATGCCGAGGCCAGGCTGTCATTCATCAACGCAGAAGTCATCACCGAAACGGAGTAACACATGTCACGAACCCCACGCGAAACCGATGTGCCGGATCACGCCCTGACGGACGCCGATACGCCTGCACTGTCGGCTCTGGCGGAGACCGCCAGCCAAATGGCAGCGGCGGACGCCGTAATTCTCGATACGTTTGAATCGGCCAAGATGCTCGGCCGCATGGAAGCAATGCAATTCATCGCGACCGTCGCGGAAAAAGCCCAAGCAGAAATGTTCATTCATTTCAAAGAAAGCAAGAGATACAAGGGCTTGCCATATCGAGGCGAAAACGGAGAGTCGCGACACGTCGCGACTTTGGATGAATTTTGCCAAGCGTATTTTGGGAAATCACAACGCCGACTACAGGAGCTTGCCGCCAACTATCACCTGCTCGGCCCGGAGCTCTACGAGCAAGCCGAACGTATCGGCCTTCGCCAACGCGACTACAACGCGCTCAAGGCGCTGCCTGCTCAAGATCAGGAGATCGTCAAGCAGGCCATCGAGGCCGAAGACCGCTCCCGCGTCATCGACCTGATGCAGGAGATGGCCGTCAAGCACGGCAAGGAGAAGGAAGCCGCGCGAGCCGAAATGGACGCCAAGGACAAACAAATCGCCGACCTCAAGGGCGACCTCGACGCCAAGGCCAAACTCATCGCGGCCAAGAACGAGAAGATCGACGAACTGGCCACCAAGCTGGAGCGCAAGCAAGACGAGCCGCCGCTCCTGACCACCATCAAGTACATCGAGGATCTGCACGCCGAGACGCTGGCCATCGCCACCCGGATTCAGGCGAGCCTCGTGGCCCGATTCACCGCGGTGATCGAGGCGCACGGCGACGAGGGAAATGCCCATGCGCGGCTTTTAGTCGCGCAGTCCCTGGGGCAAATCGTTTCGGCCGCGCGAACCGTCGCCGCCGATTTCGACGTACTGCCCGCCGAGGACGCCCCCTCTATTTTCCGCGAAGCGGCCGGCGACGATGACCGCGAAATCTGGGCGAAGATCAACGCCGATCTCGCGGAACAGAACGCCCAAGCCGGCACGGTGAACTGATCATGGACCTGCACCGCCTCCGCGTCGCCGATCGCTACGCCAAGCTGTTGGCCGAAACGCCGCACAGCGAAAAGGGGCCGGTCGTCGAGGCCGGCGCCGCCGAGCTCGGCATTTCGAAACCGGCGTTTTACCGGCTGCTGCAGCGGGTCACCGTGAGCGACCGCAAGCGGCGCGCCGATGCCGGCGGCTTTGAGCTCTCGCGGGAAGAAGCGGACACGATCAGCGCCTATCTGATGGAGGGCTATCGGCTGAACGAGAAGCGCGGGCGCACCTTGGAAACGACGGTGGACGTTTTACGCGCCAACGGCGAGATCCGCGCGGAGCGGGTGGATGTCGCAACCGGCGAAATCCGCCCCTTGTCCTATTCGGCCATCGCCCGCGCATTGCGCGGCTACGGGGTGCACCCGGAGCAACTCCGCCGGCCGACCCCGCACCAGGCGCTCAAGAGCCGGCACCCGAACCATGTCTGGCAGGTGGACGGCTCGGTGTGCGTGCTCTACTACCTGCCGGCCGGCGGCGTGGGTGTAGAGGAGCTCGACCCGGCCGTCCACTACAAGAACAAGCCGCACAACCTCAAGGCGATCGAAGAACAGCGCGTCATCCGCTACGTGCTGACCGACCACGCCACCAACGTGATCCGCTGGCGCTATTACCCGCACGCCGAGACCGCCGAGCACACCGTCCGCTTCTTGGCCTGGGCGATGGCGCCCAAGACGAACCCCAGCGATCCGTTTCACGGCCGGCCGGCCATTCTGATGGTCGACCCCGGCGCGACGGCCGGTGGTTTGGTCAAGCGCTTCTGCGCCCGGCTCGGTATCCATCTGATCGTCAACAAACGGCGCAACGCCAGGGCCAAGGGGAGCGTCGAAGGCGCCCAGAACCGGGTCGAGCTGGCGTTCGAGCACGGCCTTCGCGATCAGAAAACCGCGATCCGGAGCTTCGAGCAGCTCAACCAGGCCGCCGAGGTGTTCCAGCTCTGGTGGAACGCGACCAAGACGCACACCCGCCATGGCATGACCCGGTTCGACGCTTGGATGCACATTCGCGAGCACGAATTGATCAAAACTCGGTCCGAGGCGGTGCTCCTTTCCCTCGCGACACGGGAGCCGCAAAAGCGACGCGTGAACGGCGACCTGACCGCCGAGTTCCAGGGACGCACCTGGAGCGTCAAGGATGTGCCGGGCGTCATGGTCAAGGGCGACGTGTTCCTGCACTGGCACCCCTTCGAGGAGTGCGCCATGGCGGTGGTGACCGACGCCGACGGCCACGAGCGGCACATCGAGCTTTTGGACGTGACCGGCACGGTCGATCCGCTCAATGGCGAGTGGGGCTTCCTGAAAAGCTCCGCCGAAATCGGCGAGGAGTTCAAATCGCCCGGCGACACCGAGACCGATAGGAACCGGAAACGCATTTCGATGCTCGCCAGCGGCGTGAAAAACCTGAAAGCCGACGAAAAGGCGCGGGGCCGGAAGGACTTTCAATCGTTCGAAGGCCGAATCGACCCCTACAAGGAAGCCAGGGAAACGGAACTCCCGGCCTATCTCGCGAAGCGCGGCACGGATCTCCAGATCGCCGCGCCCACGGTCGAGCTGATCCCGCTCAACCACGTGCAAGCCGCCAAGTGGCTTCGCGCCAGGCTGGGCTCCGACTGGCGGCCGGAGCATTTGCAACAGATTCAGCGGGAATACCCGGACGGGGTCCCCGAAACCGAACTGCCCGCTCTGGCCGAGCGCCTGAGCCGGGGAGAAGTCCGCCAGCCGAGGCTGGCGATTGTGAAGTAAAGGAGGGTAGACGATGACGAAAGCTGAATTGATCAGGACCGTGGCCCACGAGTTGAAGGGCGGCGTGCCGGAGGAAACCGTGGAGCAGGTCGTGAATGCCATCGGCAAGGTGGTGTCGGAAGCATTCGAGGCCGGCGAAAATATAGAAATTCTAGTGCCTGGAATGGACGCCATCGGCTGGGCTCTGCTCCAGATTCGAACCGAACTGCAAAAGTCGACTGCCAGATTTCCTAAGTTACACAGCCTACACGAGGGTTACGCCGTGATCCGGGAGGCGCTCGAAGACCTCTGGGACGAAGTGAAGGTGGACAACGAGGCCTCGGCCGCAGATGAAGCCATCCAGGTGGCGTCAATGGCCGTCCGGTTTGTAGTGGAACTGGGGCTGGAAGACTGATCGGCCATGGAAGTCACCATCACACTGCGCGACGACCCGCTGGCGGAAAACCCGGACAACGTGGACGGCAATGTGACATTCGATCCGCCGTTATCGGAGCAGGAACGGATCTCGCCGGCGGCGGCGCTGGCGGTTCAGTTCATCGAGTCGATCTGGCTGTTCAACGAAAAAAACCGCCGGCATGGCCTTGCGACCCGGACGGAGAAGGCCGATGGCCATTAAGTTGAAAGCCGTTCTCGCCGAGCACGGCATCCGCCTGGCGGAGCTGGCGCGGGCGGTCGGCATCAGCCGGCCGACGCTGTCGCTGATCTGCAATCACGGGAAATGGCCGAAAACGCCGGCACGCGCCGAGCTTGAAAACAGGATTTATCACTACCTGTTGTTTCGGCCGGATAACCAAGACTGGAACTTGAACTGGCTGTTCGGAAAGGTGGCTGACGAGTGCGCGAACACTCGCCAGCCGGTCGACATCGCTCCGGCGAAAACCGGAGCCACATCGGAGGAAGACTTTATGTTACTGCGAAAACAAGGGCTGACACCAGCCGCGAAAAAGCATTTTGGTCTGTTCCGCGATCCCTTCGCGGACGACGTGCAGGAGACCGACGACGTATTCGTCTCGCCCGATATCCGCTACGTGCGGGAGGCGATGTTCCAGACCGCGAAGCACGGCGGCTTTCTGGCCGTGGTCGGGGAATCGGGCGCGGGCAAATCGACGCTCGCGGACGACATCGAGGACCGGATCGTCCGGGAGGAGCTGTCGATCACCATCATCCGCCCCTACGTGGTAGGGATGGAGGGCGACGACACCAAGGGCAAGCGCCTGAAGGCCGGGGCGATCCTCGACGCGATCCTCCGGAAGGTCGCCCCGTCCTCGCCCAGGCCCTCGGACCTTCAGAACAAGACGGCCCGCGCGCATGACGCCCTGATCGCCTCGCACCAGGCCGGCAACCGCCACTGCCTGATCCTGGACGAAGCCCACCGGCTGGCGCCGCCGACCCTGAAGCATTTGAAAGGGTTTTACGAGCTGAAGCTCGGGCACGCCAAGCTCTTGTCCATCATCCTGATCGGGCAGCCGGAACTTCGGCTGCGGCTGGACGAGCGCAACCCGGAGCTCCGCGAAGTGACTCAGCGGTGCGAAGTGGTGGAGCTGCCGCCCCTGGACGCCCGGCTGGAGGAGTATGTCGCGTTCAAGCTCAAACGGATCGGCAAGGAACCGGCGGAGGTATTCGAACCCGACGCCCTGGACGCGGTGCGTGCCCGGCTGACGTTCGCACCCGCCGGGTCATCCGGCCGGCCTGCGCGGGCGGCGGAGCGCGTGAGCCTCCTCTATCCCCTGGCCGTCAATAACCTGATCACCGGCGCCCTGAACCTCGCCGCCGAACTCGGCGCGCCCAAGGTCGGCGCGGATTTGGTCAAGGAGGTCTGATGGAACTCGTGATCGACAAGAAAAACATCCCCCTGAGCGGCATCCAAGTGGCAGTCTCGCCCGCCATAGGGACGGTGCTGATGGTGATTCTGGGGGAAAGCCGCCTGCCGGCCGGGGCGCTGGAGCTGTCGACGGAACAGGCGCGGGATCTCGGCCGAATGCTGCTGTCAGCGGCGACCGTGCCGGCGGCGGTCCTGCAAGCTCAGGGCGAACTTAAGCCCAAGATGAACTAGGGGAATCGTGAGATGAAGAAAGACGCCATCGACAGAAACAAACATCTGGCCCGTACCCTGCGCCTCGCGGCGGTCGCGGCGGAGGATCTCGCCGAGCGCGGCATCGAGGTGATGACGGTGTGCTGCCTTGGGCGGCTGCCGGTGCTGACGCTGCGCTGGTCGCCGTCCTGCCGGCAGTTGGGCGGGGAGCGGATCGGCCGCGGCGGTTCCGGCGGGGAGCGCTACGTCCGGCGCGAAGCGCCGTACCACGGCGTGACGGTCCGGTGGGACGAACCGGAAAACCGCCCGGAACGGAGCGGCGGTTTTTTGCGTCTCGGCCGGGTTGGGGTGCAGCCATGAGCGCCGCCATCATCGGGGCCGTGCTGATTTTCTGCAGCGGCGTGTTCGCCGGGCTGTGGCTCGGCGTGCTGCTGGAGCGGGGCCGCGCGCCCGAGCCGGACGAACATGGCGAGGTTGCCCACTGCGGCGAGCCTCCGGCCGGCCTGCGCCGGACGGTGACGGCGTGGAACGATGACTTTTATCTGCCGGAGCGCTGATGAAGCTCACCTGTCCATCATGCGGCGCGTTGATGAGCCTGGATGTGGTGGTGACCCACGACGGCGCGCGGGAGGCGGTGCAGATCGCGCTGCAACTCCCGGCGCCTCTGGGCAAGCTCCTCATCCAGTACGTCGCGCTGTTCCGCCCGAAAACCCGGCAGATCTCGCTGGATCGTCTGGCGGCGCTGCTTGGAGACCTGTTGCCGCTGATCCAGGCGGCGCAGATCAAGCGCGACGGCCGGATCTGGCCCGCCCCGCAGGAAGTCTGGGCGGCGGCGCTCCAGGACATGGTCACCCGCCGCGACGGCCTGACCCTGCCGCTGAAGTCGCACGGCTATCTCCTGGAGATCATCGCCGGGATCGGCGAGAAGGCGGTGGCCAAGGCCGAGGCGCAGCGCGAGGAACAGCGCCGCTACCAACCGGAAGGAAAACGGGCAGGAGCCCCGACCTCGTCCGCGGATGCGGCCAACCGGACGGCCGCGATGCGAGCGGCGTTGAAGAAATGACTTCCGTTTTTTTCACCTGATCTGAGGTAACCATGGCACGCAAACGCATCGAAGGCACGCAGTTTTCAACCTGGGACGACGTGGACCAGGCGCTCCGGGAGATCGGCGAGATCGACCGGGATCTCGCGCTGATCGAGGGAGACACCAACCACGCGATCGACGAACTCAAGGCCAAGGCGAAAACCGACTCCAAACCGCTCCTCGACCGGAAGGCGGCGCTGGAACTCGCGATGAAGGAGTTCTGCGAAGCGAACCGGGGCGAATTCGCCAAGGTGAAGACCAAGGCGCTGACGTTCGGCAGCGTCGGCTTCCGGCTTTCCACCAAGATCGTCATCCGGCGGATCGGCGATACGGTCCAGGCGCTGAAGGATCTGGGCCTGGCTCAGTGCCTCCGCATCAAGGAAGAGCCGGACAAGGAAGCGATGAAGAGCCTGTCGGCCGAGACCCTCGCCGAGGTCGGCGCGTCGTTACGGACCGAGAACGCCTTCGGCTATGAGATCGACCGGGCCAAGCTGCCGGAGGTGGCATGAGTCACACACCCGAAGAACTGCGGCTGCAAGCCGAACGCTATCGGCAGCGCGCGGCGGATATCCGCCAAGGCGCGCAATATGCCGATTCGTCCCAGGCGCGGCAGCACGACGAACAGGCCGCGCGCGATTATGAGTCGCGCGCCGCCGAGCTGGAGCGACAAGCCGCGGCATTGGAAGTCGAGCGGGCGGAAGGCTGCACGGTCGGCGAGGCGCATCCGGCGGCCGCTCCGGGATCGGATTAGGTTGAGGTCGGTCTAATGGTTTCCGCGCGGTTGACAGCGTTTTTGCCTTCGGCTAGGGTGTTGCCGTCCCTGCAAAAAACAGGGATCGGGAATACCACCCCGCGATCAACGAAGCGCAAAACACGCGCCCGCGTGTTTTTCTTTGCCTGCTTGCCAGCACTTTACCGAGTTATGGCGGGCGGCATCGGGCCGTCCTCGGACGGGCCGCGTCCTTCGTTGCGCGGTAGTGGTATCCCGGTGTCGTCCGCCACCCATCGCATACCACCGATGCGTGGCGGTTCCCAACTTCAACGGAGAACTGTCATGGCTATATCCACTCGCGCCAGCGCGCAAATCATTCCGTTTCCGTCCTCGCGTTCCCGCCGTTTCGATCCGCCCAACTCGGTGGGTCAAAAGCGTGCCCGTCAACTCATCCAACGGACCATTGAAATCATGCTCCGGGAACCCTACCGCCAAGACTCAAAATCAGGAGACCGTCATGAGTAACGAGCTTGTTCACATCCACGATAAACACGCCACGACCACCTCGCTGATCGTGGCTGAGAAGTTCGGAAAACAGCACGCACACGTGCTTAGAGCAATTCAAAGATTGCTTGCCGAATGTCCCGACAAGGAATTTAGCGAATCCAATTTTGGATTGGCTAACTACATCGACGAGCAGGGTAAACCTCGCCCAATGTATGAAATTGCCCGCGACGGATTCTCACTGTTGGTCATGGGCTTCACCGGTTCAGAAGCCCTGGCCTGGAAGCTGAAATTCATCGCCGCCTTCAACGCGCTGGAAGCGCAGGTGCTGGAACGCCTGAAGGCTGACGTTAAATGGGAGTCGGATCACATCGAGCAAGCCAAGGCGTACTGGTTCAAGCGCCGCCCGCATTGGAAGCCCATCTATGAGCTGCTGATTCGAAGTTCGCTGGAGCCCAAGAGCATTGCGGAGCGCATCGGCAAATCGGTGGCCTCCGTGCGGCGGGCGATTCACCGCATGATCGAGGTCGGCGTTCTCCATCCACGATTGGTCCGCGAGGCTATCAATCAATCGGCATTTGCGCGCCAGCTCACCCGTTCGGGTGTATTCGATCGCTGGGGCAAGAAGGCCAAGCAACTCGATCTGTTTGCATTGGAGGCTTAACAGTGGATCCGCGCCAGCGCCTCATCCGTCTGATCCACGTCGGCAAGGGCCGGCTCAAGCTGGAGGACGAGGTTTACCGGAAGCTCTTGCAGTCCGCCACGGGCAAAACGTCCACCACCGAGATGCGCGTCGATCAGCTGGAGGATGTGCTGGCGCGGCTGAAAAAGTTGGGCTTCAAGGTCCGGGTGCCGAAGGCGAAGGGCGAGCAGCGCCGGCTGGCGCACAACTCCCAGGATCGGAAGATTCGGGCGCTGTGGCTGGCGCTGCACGAAGCGGGCGCGGTGCGCGATCCGTCCGAAGCGGCGCTCAACGCCTGGGTGAAGCGGGAAACCGGCGTCGAGGCGTTGCAGTGGGCGGACGATGGGCAAGCATCCAAGCTGATCGAGAAGTTGAAAATGTGGCTGAAGCGGGTGAACCGGACCGATGGATAAGGCCCTGCTGCCGCCGATCGTGCAGGAGTTCGTCGAGGTCGCGGGCCTCGAGGCGGCGCTCAAGCTGGTGGACGCCTATGGCGGCACGCGCGTGTGGTTTCCCGAGCGGCCGGAGCCGGACCATCATCTGGTCAAAGCCCTGGGGGACGCGGCCTATGCGCTCTGCGAGCGGTTCGCGCTGGAGTGGATCGATATCCCGAAATGCGCGCGGGCATTGCGCGCGGTCCGGGATGCCGCTATCGTAGAAAAGCTCCGGCAGGGGCGCACTCAGGCCGAAGTCGCCCGCGAAGTCGGCCTCACCTGGCGCCAAGTCGCCAACATTGCCGCTCGCTACCGGGCCATGGAGCCCGATCCCCAGCCCGATCTGTTCGGGGTGATTTAAACCGCCCTCTCACTCGGGGAGAGGGAGAAAATCCCCCGCTGAAACCTTTCATCTGCCGGCCATTTTCCCGCCTCCCTATCATCGCACCCATTGCGGCGTAGGGAAGAGGTCCATCCCGCCGGGTTCATACCCCGGAGACCGCCGGTTCGAATCCGGCCGCCGCTACCACTTTAACGGCGGCGACATGACACGCGATC